TCAGTTTGTGGGCCAGCCAAAAACCCTGCAGCAAGACGGCCAACAGTGCTAGTTTGAGCAAGCCCCCCCAGATTAAGGTTTTTCGCACCGCCCGTAAGCGTAAACCTATTGAATGCTTCCCGCGCCTTGTCCAGCCACGTTTCTAATTGCTTGAGGTTACGCACAACGGTGCCAATCGGATCAATAAACGAATCTAAAAAGCCCACATACCCAGGGGACTCATCCTCAAAATCGCCAAACGCCCCTGTAACCTGCCCCACAAAGTAAGCCAAGTTTGCTGTAATCCCAGACAACGTAGTCATCAAAGGGATTACTTTACCCAGCGCACCCTCCGCAAGAGGGGACAACGCCGACGCCAACTCGCCAACCGCAATACCAGTCTCACGAATATCAGGCCACATCTCCTTGAACGCGCCCGCAATATCAGCAAGAACTTGTGAAGTAACAAACTTGTCCACAGCCTCAAAAATGGATATAAACACGCCTTCAATGTTTGCACCGTTACGATCAATCCACTCCAAAAACGTATCCAGGTGAGGCATCAGCCGGACAAGTAAATCCTGCCCAATCCCGATAAGCGTATCCCGTGTTTTCGCCATAGCGACATTAAACTTAAACTGTGCAGTCTCAGCAGTAATCCCTAACGCTTCTTCCGTTACCCCCAGCTCATCGGCCATCTGCGCAAAAACCTTAGCGTTCTCGGCAGCGGCAGGACCCATAATGTCTAGCACACCCGTTAGCGCACGCACGTTCCCGAAAACATCGGCTGTCGCCTCAATGTTCCCATCAAACTTCTCCGTCAAAGTTTGCAAAACCGAGAGCAAACCCTTCTCCCTCACCTGCTCCCGCAAACCCTCGGCAGACAACCCCATACTTGAAAGCGCCCTATTAGCCTCAGACGTAGGCTTCACCAACGCATTGAAAATCCCGCGCAACTGTGTCGAAGCCGTAGCCGCATCAGTACCCGTCTTAGACATAGCAGCCATAGCCGCGCCAACCTCATCGAAGCGCACACCCAACGCCGAAGCCAGAGGCAACACGTCACCCATAGACGCAGCAAGCTCAGCCGGTTCCAACTTCCCCAACCGGACAGCCTCAGCCAACACATCAACTGCTTTCGCCCCACTTAACTGTGACGCACCGTAAGCGTTCACCGCAGACGTAGCAAGATCCGCAATCGTCTTAGTTTCACCCAAACCAATAGCAGAACCCTTTAGGGAAGCCTCCAAAACGTTTATCGCATCAGCGCCACGCAAACCCGCAGACGTAATAAAAAACAACGCATCAGCAGCATCGTTTGCGTTAGACCCAAACGCGGGGCCAAGCCTGCGTGCTGCAGCCGCAAGCTCATCAATCTCATCCGCAGAAACCCCCACAAGCCCCTGAATCTTTGAAAGGCTAGTCTCAAACTTTGCGGCCTCCTTCACAGAAGCAACAGCAACAGCAGAGATAGCAGCAGCAGCAACCCGCCCCACATCCACCGCAAAATTCTGAAAATTAGCTAGCGCCCGCTGAGCGCCGTCCACACCCTTCGGATCAAACTTAGTAACTAACGGGATAAAGATAGCCATCAGACAGCCCTCACTCTTTGCAGTTCTCTAGACGCATCCCGCATATACTTATCTATCGCACGCTTGCCAATGCCCTCAATACGACCATGCTTTTTCATCGCAGCATCGAACACAAAAAATCCCGTTTTACCTTTAGCAAGCCCCACACGCTCAGCAATAGCAGACTTAAACTTGTCGCCCTGAGTCGTAACATTGTGCCTAAACGGGATTGAACCATTCCGGCTGTACGACTTAGACCTTGTAGCGCCAGGACGCTTACCCACCCCCGCAAGCTCAGCATAATCAAAACCAAGCTTCCCCTTACCACCAGAAAACTTCATCGACAGTAGACGGTTCCCGCCCCGCCTCGAGTTACCGGGCGTGAAGGAGACAGAAGCGCGAGGAATCCCACCCCACCGTGTAACCCCGTTATGGTCTTGCATACCCGAAATAGGGGCTTGCGCGGGAACCTCCCCCGCGATTTCCTTAGCAATCCCCATAATGCTCCCGCGCATATCCTTACGCAGAGCGTTCAGAGAACCACGATCAATCTTCCGCAAGTCCCGTGTTACCTGGGCCACCCCTTGAGGGCGCATACTCGTAGACAACAAAAAGGGCTCCAAACCGTCCCCCCCAGTTTACCGCCTACCCCTACCCCGCCTATTAGACTCCTGAGCCCGCGCCTCCAAAGCACGCTGCAACGTCCACAACATGCGAGGCGACAACCTCATCAACTCGCGTGGACTAATACCAGTCTGAATCGCAAGGTTAGCGAACAACCAATGGGCTGAGGAATCCCCCAAACCCTTTAAGCTTTTGGGTCGAGAGGTTCCACCGAATCCACCAGGTCAACCCACTTAGCAAACGTAAGCTTTGTTTCACCAGTACGCTTCAACACATGCCACGCCAACCAAAGAAGGTGCGTAATCTTGCCGTCGCGGGCCAACGTCGAAACAGACACGTTATATTCGCCCTCATACGCGACAAGGTCAGTAGCAACCCCGTTAGCCTCACAAGACGTACCATCCAAAAACGTTACTAGGAAATTAAAGTTCATACCCTAGAGCATAGCGGATTAGGCCTCAGCGCGTGTAATATCCCCCGTGACAGGCCAAGACACAGAAGTCGTAGCAAGGTCGCCCACACTCGAAGCAAACGGGCTATACCCGGACACCAGGCAAGAGAAGCTGTAGGAAGGGTTAGACGCACCAACCGCAGAAGAAGTAGGCAGAATGACAACCGCAACCACAGTGCCAATCAGCGGGTGAATAATCGAATCCAAGGCGCTCCCGGCGAAATCCTGATGGAAATCAAGCTGCAAGGTAGCGTCACGCAAACCCGCGATACGGGTACGGCTAGCAGAACCAAACGCTGTCGTTTCAAGGTCATCGGTTGAAATGTCCAGAGTACAGGAGGCAAGGCTCGTGCTTAGGTCATTGGAATCGATGGTAATGTCGTAATCTGTTGCTGCGAACTTTGCCAAAATAGGCTCCTTTTAATCCGAATAAACTATTGCGGAAAACTCCGCGGCCATGTACTGTTGCTCCCCTAAGTTTATCGCACCCACGTTTGTCATCTCCGAGAGACGCACATCGTAAGCTGCACCGCCCAGAGTCTTATCCGACTGAAGTGCGGCCTTAATCCCGCCGCTACCTGTGGAGGCATAAGCGTTCAGCCGGTTCTGTGCAGTACGCTCCGACACGCGCCCCACAATGACAGTAATCGTAAAGTTGTAGACGACAAGCCCGCCCTGCATAGCCTGGTCATACTGAATACTGTTCAGCTGCACCACGGCAATAGGTGGGGAAGGGTTATCTGGCAGGTCGGCAGACGTGCGTAACCCGCTAATCGTCGCCAAGTTTGTTGCAAGCCCATCCCGTATCGTGTCAATGCTCACGCGGTCATCATCCTCTTAAACGGCATCAAAAGTTTTTCCACGTCAGGATCGACACGGCCCACATGCATCACCATGTCGCCAAACCCCATAACACCCGTGGGACTGTCGTACCGTTTGAACTGGCGCATGGAAAGAATAATGCACGCTTGCTTCACCGCAGTCGGGACTGTCGCATACCCCCACACCCCCACAATCTGCACAGAGGCTTCACTATATGAGCCGTCATTAAACGCATAGTCTCCCGTAGCGCGTACAGCATAGAAAGGTGTCTCCACGCCTCCCACAAGGCCATTCAGGGGGGACAGCTCAAAGTCGCTAGTGGCCCACGTCTGGTTATATGTCCCATCGCCTGCCGTGTCTGTCTTGAGCGTCGTCACACTCTGGCAGTCATCAATCTGCACCACGTTCCCCACATCAGGCCTGTACACGCGGGTAGCGTTAGTGGAGTAGAAAACCCGTTCACACCACCCATCAATCTCACGGGAAGCCGCCTCAATACTTATCTCCAGCAGAGCATCGTCCACCGTGTCCGTGATTCGTAGCGCAGCCTTCACATCGGCTAAAGTCGCGTAACCATTCGTAATGCTCATCTATAAGCCTCCGTTACTAGTTTACCGCGCCAACCGTTACCCGTTAAAGGGGAAAGCCCCCAACCGTATAGGCCAGGGGCTCCCCGTGAAAGCTAACTCTTAGGAAGCAGCCCCACCAGTGAACTTACGGATATGCGACGCGTGAGCAATCTTGCCATCAACACGCATTGAGAAACGGTAAGTAACCGTATCCTTGTTGAACGCGTAGTCCGACGAGGAAGCAACCGCGAGGCCGCCAGCCATACGCACCTTGTACGAAGGCATGTGACCGAACAGCACGCTGATTGCAGTAGCAGCAGGTGCGGCGATGTTTGGGTTTTCGATAACATCGAATCCGGCAAACTGGTCAGGCTGTCCGATACCAACCGTGTACAAGTAATTTCCCGCAGTGTCCTTCAATTTTCTGATTGCACCGATAGCTGCACCGGACGCCATGTAAGCCGTTCCAGGTAGGGATCTAATAAGCCCATCTCCGGCGTACGCGAGATCTATCAAATTATCCGAGGTGAACGCACCAGCAGCAGCAGCAGCACCAGTTACACCAGCAGCAGCACCTACAACAACACCTTGAGGCTTGGACGAACCATCGCCAATGGTGAGTGCAGAGTTTACTGCGGTACCAAGACCGTTACCAGCTTGGTTAGCCAGGTGGCTTTCAAGGTCGAACCCTGCATCGTTTACCAGTTCGGAAGCAACCGCGATGAGAAGGCCATACTTGTAGGCTCCCAAAGTGATGCTCGCGTAAGTAGGCTCAGATTCGGTCATAGTAGCACCGGCAGCGGAAAGCACCGCAGAGCTATAAGCGGTCAGTGTAGGAATTGTAAGGTCTTCACCAGACGTAGTGTTGAAACGTTCTCCAACCTCAAGCATCGGGCCAACCAAACGGGCAACATCAAACACGCCATCATAAAATGACTTAGGGACAGTGTTAGCAGAAGGCACCAACGTAGTGCGACGCTCAAAGTCATGGCTACGAGTTTCCCCACGACCAATGGAACGCAAAATGTCCTCCGAGGAACGCGACTCAGCACTTACAGGCGCGAACCCGCGTGATGCTTCCTCAGCCTCAGTGACACGCTGTGCGTTACGGGTAGCAACCTCAATAGCAGCATCCGCACGGCGAATGTCAGCCTCAATACGATCAATCTTTTCTGAACCAGCAACATCAAGGCCACGACCCTCAGACTCGGCAGATTCCAAAACTTCACGAATCTGCATTGTCAGGTTAGCGCGTGCCTCTTGCTGGGTTCGGATGAACTCAGACATAGCAACTCTTTTCTTTATCGGTAATAGTTAGGTTTCGCAGCGGCGGTAACGCTCAACTACTCCGACAGCGGTAACGCTTATCCGGTACACCAATTTTACCAAAAGAGTGTGTGTGAACTTTTATGCGCCCGTGTCTACAATGTATCTACGTTTTTATGGAAGCCGGTGCCCACGTTTTTATGTCATATGTGTACCTAGTTGGGTACATATGTGACATAAGTGTCACAAGAGTACCAAAATTGGTACGGTATTGACACGTTCCGTACACAGCTAACGTTATCGGGCACAGGAACCTAGTGGAAGTGTGGGGACTCGAACCCCAGTCCAACAAGGATCCGCAAGCGGCATTTCCTCGCTGTCGAAACCATCCACTCCCTAAAAAGAAAACCTGCCCGTACCCATTAAGGGAAGAGGGGCAGGTGTTAGTAACACAAGTATAGCACTTTACTAGGCCGTACTTTGAAAGGGACAGTATGCGGTTTTGTCCTGCCACAAGGACGGCGGCACCCCGGACATGGGAAAACCCTCCCCGCTAGCAACGAGGAGGGCCGTTTTCACCCAATGAAAGGAATCTAATGAACTACCACACACTCAGATACTAGCACGAAACCCCCAGGGGTTTTAGTCTGGGGGTTCGGAATTGGCGCTTAAACCGTGGAAGGAATGCTACCAATTAGACAATAACACAACTAAACCCCCCTGCAAATAAGCGTCAGGGGGGCTAGTCGTAAACCGCCAAGGTTTAGTGACTAACAAAAACAGAAGGCGGGGTACTGCTAATGGAATCCACTCACCAGCAAGAGAATAGAACATCCACTGAAACAGTAGCACAAAACACAAGTGCCGCCAAATTCAGATAGGTCGAGATAGGTTCTAACAATTTTTTGTTATTACCGATTAGGTGGGCACAAGAGAAACCTCCCGCGCACCAGAAGGGGGTAGGCGCACGGGAGGAAGTTAGACTCGACTAACGTTTCTCTAAAACGTCAACTACTCTCGTCTCTTTTTCTGCCTGTTCGGTAGCGCCCTTAGACACTTGCGCCAACACTGGCGATTTCCGAACAGAAGCATTATCAAGCTCCAGGATAGCATCCGCAAACTCAGGGGCCAACACTTTGATAGCACCCACAGAAGGATGCCCAGCAACTTTCATTATCGCCTCAACAATTTGTTCACGACTAGCCATTTTCTATGCTCCTAACAATAGTTCTAGCTTCTTCTTTTTCAACGCAAGCTTTTCTAGCTCGCTCGTAAAGTCCTCCACTGGGGGAGCCTCAACCGCGGGAGCCAACTCATCAATCACCGTAGTGAGTAGTTGCCGATCGTCAGCGCTAATGTCCTCACCGTTCTCAATCTTAAGCAACGCATCCGCAAGCGCATCAGCATCCACACCAGAACGCTTAGCAGCCTTGTCCAGGCCGCGCACCATCGTAGTCCCAGCAGTAGCGGTATATGCAGGCATACTCACGATTGAAACCTCATGCAAAGAAACCATGTTCAAAGTTCTTACGGTTCCCTCACTGTTCCACTCATCCCCGCCGCGCGGCACAGTGAAACCGAAACTCATCGAGTCCACGTCACCACGTTTGATAAGCTCACGCGCATCATTCCCCACGCTTGTGTTAGCCAAATCTGCCTCAACATAAAGGCCACGCTCATCCTCGCTAATACGCAACGTGTGAGCCCTAGTCGATCCCAGCACCGATCCGGTGTCATGGTTCCAAAGAAGCTTAATGTCATTACGGTTGCGCAGTGAGCCACGGAAAGCTCCCGGGGCAATCCTTTCCGTGAACGGTAACGGCTCACTATCCGAATTGAACACCGCCGCATAACCAGAGAACTGCATCCCAGTATCGGTTTCGCGTATCTCAAAATCTGCCGCATTGACACGGGTTTCCATTTTGCTCAAAGCTTGGCCTTTAGCCCTTCCATCATTATCTTGCTCCACTTTACCAATAACCTCATCGGCGACCGCCAGAAACCGTTTCACCGTGGGGGCACCTAAAACAACACCCCACACAGTATCCCCAGACTCGGTAAGAGACTCACGCGCCTCCACCCACATGCCAGGGGTCATCCCACCATGCGCCACAGCGTTAGCAACCTCAACATCGACAGCACGCCGAGCAATCGCACGCACCCACGACGGAGGCATCAAAACATCCGACTCCATCATTTCACCTCATCCTTGTAAACAGCATCCGGGTTATCAGGATCCACCTGTGCCACCCCCTGCAACTGCACCGAGGGAAGCCCCGTATGCGCAACCGGGGGAAGTCCCACCATCCCCAAAGCCTCCGACGGCTCAAACCCAGCAAACACCAGGTCACGGGCCATCTGCACCCTCTCACGCTGCGCGCGCACACCAGCATCCGACAAATCCACGTTCGCAAGAGGAACCCGTACAGCCTCAGCAGCCGGGCCTTCCTGCGGTGACATGTCCTCCAACCGGCGAATATCGTTAATAGCGAGAAACCCTGACTGGATACCAGTCGAGTATGCGCTGTACCTTGTTTGAATATCAGCACGCAAAAGCCCGTTCATGTTG